AATATTCTGCTACAGGTACATCACCCCAACCAATGTTATCATTTTTAAAACAAGGTTCATTGTTTACAGTTTGCCAAGCTGCATAAATACCATCACCCCCATTTTCTATATATTTCTTTCTAAATTCTTGCCACTCTACTCCATACTTTTCTCCATTAAATAAACACCCAAATGTAAAATAAGAATGGGTGTATCTTTCTGGTGTAAATTGTGGAATTAATAAATCTGTATTTGACTCTTCGATTGCTCTTAAATAACTTTTACCCATTTTCATCCTTAAAGAAACAAACTCATCTAAATTTTCTAATTGTGCTAGAGCAACAGCAGCACATATTTCTGGCAATCTATAATTATAAGCCATTATGTTATGTCTTTTCCAATCAGGATTTTGAAATTTATCTTTATCTATTCTTACCTTTCCAGATTCCTCTGTTATGTTTTTAAAACCTACTCCACCAAATTGTCTAATTAGTTTAGCGAGTTTAGGATTATTAGTAGTTACTATACCACCATCACCCGATGACATATGTTTTGTATTTTCAAAACTCCAACTACCAACATCACCAATAGTTCCAGCGATTCTACCTTCACCATCAGTTCCTAAAAAACATTGTGCACAATCTTCTAAAACATATAAATTATGTTCTTTAGCTATTTCCATTATGGAAGTCATGTCACATACTTGTCCATAAATGTGAACAGGCATTATAGCTTTTGTTTTAGGTGTTATTTTTCTTTTGACATCTTCTGAATCCATCAAGAATGTATCCTTTCTAACATCTACATAAACAGGTGTAGCACCACATTGCCATACAGCGTAACCACACATAGCAACAGTCAAACCAGGTATCAAAACTTCATCACCATCACCCACACCAAAAGATACCAGTGCTGAATGTAATGTTGAAGTACCTGAATTAAAACCTATAGCATATTCTTGATTATGTTTTTTAGAAAAAAGATGTTCTAATCTTTCAGTCATAGTGCCAGTTTCACTAGCTGCAAACCCATTACCCAAGACTTCATCTACATAATTTCTTTCGTTACCTTTAAATCTCCAACCACTATTCATTTATATTTCCCTCTGATTGTCTTTCCAATCTTGTTCTCTATGGTAATTGATATCAATCACATTTGGATTTCTATCTATATAATATAAGACATCTTTTATATTAAAGTCAAGCTTTATTTTATTAATTATTTCAGAAAAGAATTTAAAGTCTTCTTCGTAGTCTAATGTCATCCTTATATTTTTCTTTTTATATATTTCAGGAACATTTTTTAATTTTTTTATCTTCAAATTAGTGGTTTTCAAAAAATCAGCTATGTCATGAGGCTCTATATTCTTACCATCTAACATAGATAATATAGTTTTTAAAGTAGAAGTTTTCATCCCATAAACATCATTATATAAACCTTGACCATCTACAAAATCATTATCACCAATTTGTTCAAAACATAAATCTGATAAACCAACATCATAAAATAAATCATCACCATCTGCTGTGACGAAAAAATCTATTCCAAATTTTTCACATGCACCATACCATCTCTTAAACTTATTGTGTTCATCCCCACAATAAAAATCTATATTATTTTTATCAGCGATGTCACATAAAATTTTATCTTGTTTTAAATCTGTGGTACATAAAATTATGTTGTGTGTATAATTACAATTTTTTACACTATTTATCACATACTCTATGGTATGTTTATCTTTTATTTTTAACACAGATTTGTTTGGTAATCTAGTTGAACCAGTTCTCACTGTTATGAATATTGCAGTTTTCAACTTAAAATTACTCCCTCTCTATCGTTCATTTCCCATCCTGATTTTGTTTTAAAACCAACATCTTCACCAATAAACTTTTTAATTTTTAGTTTACCTTTTTTCAATGTTTCATCAATTGACATTCTAACATTTTTACTAGCAGAATTTCCATAATCATCCATTATTATAATTGGATTATCAAAATACTTAATAGCTTTTTCTATATCATTTACAACTTGTGGATAGTCGTGACTCGCATCTATAAAAACCACATCTGCTTTTGGATAATCCCACTCATCCTCCACAACATTAGAAACTTGATATGTTATATTATCACAACCATTACACATCTGTTTTGCTAAATCTATATTTTCTTGTCTCCAATCAACAGCGTGAACACTTTTAAATAAACTACTAAATATTTTTGTGGTATCTCCATGACAACACCCAAGTTCTACCATTGTCATGTCTTTAAATTTATCATCATCAAATGCCTTAATCAAATCTTTTTTAAATTTTCTCGATGTTGATAATCTAAAATGGTCTTTATGTCTTACTGAATTTAAAAGTATTTCATTTTCATCAAGAGTGTAATTGTGTTTAACTGAATTCCAAACATCTCTCATCAATTTTGTTCTTTGGTCTTTTGGTATACCATTGAAAACCCAATCATAACCATACTTTATAAAGAAAGGTGTCTTATCTTCATCAAGTTGCCAATTGTAAGAAAACATCTCCATTCTATGCATATGAGTTAATTTAAATGGTAGTGGTAAATCTAATTTGATATCCACATTATTCATCTGTATCCAATAATTTAGTGGTGTTTGTTCAGTTCCTTTCTTAACTACTTCATCTTGTAACCTAACAAGTTCGTCTACATTGTCATAGTAAAACTTTTTAAATGATGTAAACAATTCTTTATGAGTTTCGTTAAATATCATTGGTGCTGAGTTAACATATTTAGATTGGTCAAACTCAAAATTATTAAAAAATTCTTTATAACCTTTAATGGAATCATATATCCATCTCATATTACTTCTATCTACAAGAGCACACATTTTACCTTCCGTCATATCAAAAAAGTTTGGAGCATCCCATTTCATCATATGTGAACTGTCAATTAAAGCTATTTGATTATACTCTATACCCAATCTATCTAATTCATCAAAACAAAATATAGCTTTTTGCCAATTTGGTCTAAATTTAAATAAATCTTTTTCTACAGGTTCTGTAAATGGAACAAATAGACAATCATTTTTCTTACACCAATATTCCCAAGTCTTCCTTGAATATTCAAAATATTCATAATTACCATATTTATCTGTAAGTTCTGGATTAATTATTCCAGTCCACCATATCACATTCTTTTTCATTTTTGTAACTCCATAATTATTTTTGAATTGTTATTCAGACACTTACCATCTTTTAATGAAAATTTCCAATGATGTAATGGACAAACTAAATTACCATCAACGACTTCTCCTTCGGATAAATCAGCTTTAGCATGTGGACAATATTTTTGACATTTGTATTTGTTACCACCATGTTCTAAAACAAAAACTTCGTTATCCATTCTTCTACCAAAATGAAAATTTTCGTAATTTTTGTAAGCATTAGAGTCTGCTAATTTTAAAAAAGCCATTAAGTGTTCACTATACTTATCAGGATGTCTTCTAGCTTTAAATCTTAAACTTAAAAAGAAATCCTCCCAAGTTATTTTTTTATCTAATATTAGATTTAACCATTTACCATCAAGGATGAACTCATAAAAATATTTATCATTATTGAAATGTCTGATTGAATTTTTTATATTTTTAAAATCAATAATTATTTTTTCTTTTGTTGAACCTTGTATGTTTAACATTATAGAACAATTTATATTTTTACATAATCTATCAGAACTAAGCATCAAAGGTATAAAATATCTTTTACATTTTTTTAAAAGACTACCATCAACTTCATCTAAATTATCAACAAAATTTTGAATTAATCCTTTTCTTTTTTTATAATAATTTTTTAAATATTTTTTCTTGTCTTTATAACACTCAGCTTGTAAATTAATTTTACTTATTTTTTTAAAATCATCGTCAATTGAAATTTCATCACCAGGTAATAACAATACTGTGTTGTAATCATCCTTTAAATAATTATAAACATCAGCTTGAGTTGGAAAAGTGTTTTCTTCTTTAAAATTTAAAGGGAAAATCTTTTCATCTAAAAAACAAGGTGGACCAGCACAAGGTATGTAGACATCAGGATTAAGTCTGTCCATTAACTTTTTAATTGATTTTAACTTGTTCAATCTTTTTTCTTTTGAAAGTTCGTGCATTTTTTGTTCATCATAATCATAAATTAGTGGATACCAACTAGCACCTGAAAATTGAGCGAATAAATAATTCACCACAAAATTTTCTTTTATCCATTTGATGTCATCTTGTGATGGTTTCATATCATTTATATCAACAATGACTTCATCCTTTGTTCTAAATATAAGAGCAGAATCATCATGACCCATAGGTGTTTGAATCAAAGGATAATATTCAACATCACCTAATAAAAACATTTGTTTTGATTCGACTTCTATTACATCATTTTTTAAATTATCTAACAAAACATTTTTAAATCTTTTATTAACATAACTAGGAATTATTATTTTTGTTTTTAGATTTAAAGTTTTAAGAAATTCTAAATCACAATGGTCTTGATGTTCGTGGGATACACACACATAATCTAAATCATCCTTCCAAGAAAAATCAATTTCCGTGTTATCTGGAAACTGAAACCAACACCTCTGAAATGCCCCAGTTTTAGAAAACCAGGGGTCTGTCACTATAGATACTTTATCAGTTTTTATGTAAACACTAGCATGTCCTAAAAACTTTATCATATTAAAAATTCCTTTGGAAATGTACTCGTCTCTGTATCCATTGAATGAACCAGTTCTCTGTTTCTTTCTCTTATCAAAGATAAAAAATTACCATAATTATCTCCACCATTTTCAGTCCAAGAAAAAGGATGAATTAACAATTGTAATTTATTAACTTTAGAAAAATCAAAATCTAATGGATATCCATATTTCCATTGATGATTAGAATCAGCTAAATATAATACATCTAACTTTTCAGGTTTCTTATCAAAATATTGAAAATACTTTTTGTCATAACAATTTATTTTACCATCTAATTGAAAATATTCTTTTAAATATTCTTTCTTTGGTCTATGAAATGCAAATCTATCAATATAAAATCCATAATAATATTCTAACATTTGAATATCTGTACTCACATAGGTTTTTAACTTATTTAAATCCATTAATGGTGGATTCTGATGTAAACCAATGTGATGTCCTAAATCTTTTATCTTTTTAACCAACTCTATATTTTTTTCTGATAACGCGTTATAAGTGTTATTTCTAATTTGAACTGTATAAGTAGATGTGACACCCAATTCTTTTTCTATTTTAGCCAAATCATAAGCTCTATCTATAGAAAATTCTATGTCGTGTCTTAACACACAAAACTTTTCTGTTTTTTCTGTAATTTCTGAAAAATCTAATATTGGTAAATCTTTTTTAATTAGATTAATTATATTTTTATATTCATTATAACTAAACATCTGTACCTCTGTTTATGATATGACTAATTAATATTATTTCTGCATTTGTTAAATTTGGGTGATTGGGCACATAAAATCCATACTTATCAATTATTGAAACATTAGGTAATTCTTTCTTACCATATTCTTTTACATAAAATGGTTGAGTTCCCATTGAACCACAAATCATCGGCCTTACTTGAATGTTGTTTTTCTGTAAATCTTTTACAATTTTATTTCTGTTGGGGTGAATAACAGGATATGCAAAATTAGAAACAAATGAATCTTTTTGTGATTTTGGTTTCCAATAATTATTCTCAATTAAAGTTTGATATGATTCAAAATTTCTTTCTCTTTGTTTTCCCCACTCATCTAATTTATCTATTTGATTTAATCCTATATAAGCTTGTAAATCGGTAGACCTTAAATTATAACCAGGATAATAAAAAGTATACATTGAATCAAATTCTGATACATTCCATTCTTTCTGTAATTTTTTTTGTGTATCCTCACTCAAATCTCTATCCCAACCATGACTCCTCAAAGATAACAATAATTCATATAATTCAAAATTATCTGTTGATATAAACCCACCTTCAATCGTAGAAATATGATGTCCAAAGTATGTAGAAAAACTTGACATCATTCCAAATGTTCCAAGTTTCTTTCCATTATATTCACAACCCATAGATTCACAAGTATCTTCTAAAAGAATTACACCATATCTTACACACAAATCCATTACCTTATCCATATCAGGAACTAATCCTAACACAGACACAAACATAAGAGCTGATGGTTTTTCTTCTTTAAATATCTTTTCTAAGTGTTCTAAATCAACTGACAAGTCCTCCATATTAGAATCACATAAAATGGGCTCTAAACTCAATTGCATCACTGGTGCTAAATCTGTAGCCCAAGCGACTGATGGAACAACAACTTTATTATTTTTTAAATACCCACTCTCTTTTAAAGCTGATAACATAAGAAGATTAGCAGATGAACCTGAATTACAAAAAACTGAGTACTTTACGCCCAACCAATCAGACCATTTTTCTTCTAGTTCCAAAGTAACAGGACCTTTTGTCAATCTTGGATATGTTTTTAACCAATCAATTAATTGGTCGATATCTTTATTATCTATTGTGTCTTTTACTAAAGTTATCATATACTTTTTTTATACCTTCTTCTAATGATGTAAACTTAAAATCTTTTAACACTTCCAACAATTTAGAAGAATCTACATCTTTTCTAAACTGACCATCAGGTTTAGTGTTATCATAATTTACAACTAATTTATCTTTTAAACAAGCTTTTTTTCCAATTACTGCTAAATCATTTATTGAATGTACCCACTCAGGTGCTACATTAAAATCACCAACCACATCATTTTCTATTACATATTTAATCACTCTTGCTAAATCACCACCATACATAAATTGTCGTAGTGGTTTTCCTGTTCCCCATAACTCTATTGAATCTTCAGCTTCATATATCTTTTTAATTAAAGCTGATACAAAATGACTATGATGTTCTTCATATTTATCGTACTCACCATATAAATTACAAGGTATCAAACAAGACCATTTTTTGTCATATTGTTTTCTGTAAGAATCTATATGAGCTGCCATACATCTTTTAGCAAATCCATATGAGAAGTTGGTTGGTGTTGGGGGACCATTAAATAAATCCTCCTCTTTCATTGGATATGTATCTACTACATCAGGATAAACACAAGTACTTAAAATGGCTATGACTTTATCTACATCAAACTCATAACAAGCTTTTAAAACATTTGTATTCATTAAGATATTCTCTTCAAGATAATCTACAGGATATGTCATATTATCCATAATACCACCAACTCTAGCAGCTAAATGTATGAGAACACTTGGTTGATAATCATCCATCATAACTCTGACTTGTTTGTCATCTAATAAATCATAATCTTTAGATGATACATAAATAGCTTCTGGTAATATATCTTGTAAATGTTTACCAACTAATCCACTTCCACCTGTAACTAAAATTCGCATATTAAAATTATCCCCAATTAATATTTTCTATTTGTTTTCTAACTGCTTCAAAACCAAACACACTATTGACTTTATTCCAAGCATGTGTTATCACATCATTTCTTTTTTTCTCATCTTCCAAATATTCAACAAACCTATCTTCTAAAACTTTAACATCACAAGTGGCTGTTTCTGGAAATAGAATGTGATGATAATCATTTACACCACCAATGTTTATTGTTCCTGTTGCAGCCACTAAACCACATTGATTACCTGGAAAATAATCTATTGGATCTAAATTGAAATGAAATGCACAAGAAGACCAATTTGTTATAAAATCTTTTTGACTCATATAATCAAACTTCTCTCCAGGAATCAATTCTTTATACTTAACAGGAATTTTATATTTCTGACTAATATAATTTACAAATTCATATGTATTAGCTCTACGGTCCATAGGATTTGGTATATAAGCCCAAATAGCTAAATCTTTGTCCTTGTAAAAATTATCATAAAGATAATCAGTATCTACAGGTATAGCTACAAAATTAAATGGTTTATCAACATTATCAGCGAGTTGTTGAAATTCTTTAAGTTCAGGACGATTTGTAACTACTGCATCACATTGATTTAAAAAATCTATCCTAGCTTTATGTTTTGGATGTTCGTAATCATAAGGAGGACCTACCCACAATTCTTTTATCCATCCAGCTATTTTTGCATTTGGATATTTTTTTCTAATCTTATCTACCGTAAAATCTCTCTCTGAATCTAGTAAACACTTTTCAACAGCGAGAAATATCACATCAAGATTTAAATCTGGTAGTTCATCTCCCCAATCAATCCATTTAATAAAATGTCCATCCTCATACAATTTAGGATAATTCCACATACTAGCATAAAATTCATTACCAATTGAATAATTAAATTCAAATGGATTACCATCAAAATCATAACCTTTATTATTTTTGACACAATATGATTTCATATGTGGACCAACAGCATCAATTATCATTGCAAAGTTCATTATTCTTCTCCTATATCATCTAATTTACTAAATAAATTATAATAATACAAGCATAATTTTTCATAAGTGTATTCATTTATAAATTTTTCTCTGATATTATGATTTATTCTCTCATTTAAAGTATCAAAATTACTTAAAACATAATCAATAGTTTCATTTAAATTAGACCAATCATACATAACAGATAAATATGTATCATTACTTTCATATATATTTGGTATAGTGTTTATCATTGACATTGATGGTTTTATAATTATTGTACCAAACTGCATACACTCAAAATCTCTGAAACATAGTTCACCCATACCAAATGGTGATATAGCTACTTTCGAATTATACAATGTTTGAATATATTCTTGATAAGGCAATTTATCTTTCCTCGCATCAAACTTTGAATCTAATATATTCCAAGCACCTTTTCTATGATTAGTATAATGTAAATCATTTCTAACTAAATGGTCTTCATTATATTTATGTTCCGCTTGATATATAGCACAAACATCAATATTTTTGTTTTTATTTATAGGTTGAAAATTTCTGTATTGAGGTAAAAGATATCCCAAATTATATCCACTTAATTTAATTCTGTTCCATTTTTCTTTTGGTATGTCATATCCTAAATCCAAACCACTACCATTATCAAAAAACCATTTATTAAATGATGTTGGTTTTTTGTATTCTTCTCTACTTAACAATTGGTTTTTAAAAAGATATATAGCATTAGATTGTTCAAATACTTCATAAGCACCCATTAAGGATGTTGAGTCTGAACCATCAAATAAAAAATAATCACCACCTTCAGTTACTTTATTTAAATTTTCTAATCCCCACTCAACACTATCATTTAACGATTTCTTTTTATCAAGAAAATCTGACATACCTACAAACATATAGTCAAAATCATCACTAGTGGTTAATTCAATACTATAATCAGCGTATAACATATCTCTTACAAAAGTGAGTGGTCTAAAGGTGGGCTCATTCCTATCAAAATTATAATTTAATACCTTTACTTTAATCATATTGTATCATAAAATTGATTTTGTTTCTCTTGTCTATCTATTGTTTTGGGATGATAAAAACAAAATTCTTTCAAATCTGGAAGAAATGTATGTTCTTTATAACCCGTTAAAACTTCATGTACTTTGTTTTTCCACATAATGTTTGGTCTGTTTCTCCAAATTCTACCTTGATAATCTGGAAAGTTTACCCAACCTTCTTCATTAACATTCCAACCCCAATTTTGTATGTGGTCTTGAGTTAATCCTTCCACAGTATTGATGCGTGGCACCCAATATAAATCTATTGTTGGATTTGCTTCCAATATTAGTTTGATGTTTGTTATCAAGTGTTTATGTGGTAGTTCATCAGCGTCAAGATTAAAAATATAATCACCACTACACATTCTTTTAAGATAATTTTTTTGTCCAGCGTAATCCTTTAACAAATGTCTTTGTTCAAAAGTCATCTCGTGCATAGATGTCATTGCATCTAAAATTTCTTTTGTTTTGGGATTATCTGAATAATCATCAAGTATTACTATTTCGTCTTCTTCATCCTTATGTTTGACTAAAAACTCAAGTAGCTTTAACAGTGATTCATCTTCGTTGTGAGTCAATATACTATAACTTATTTTCATCTATTTACCTTATGGTTTTGGGGGTTCTGAGGGTTTTTGAGGATTTTCTACAACCTCTTTTGGTTGTTGAACATCAGATACTTCCTCATCAACGGTAGTTTCTTTAACAGCTTTTTCTAACTTTTCCATTTTTTTCTGTTTTTTAGTTTGATATTCTGCTAATTTAATAGATTTCATTTTAGAAACACTATATGTTCTAAAAGAATCTTTATAGAGTGAATAATATTTCATCTTTAAAAAATTATCTTCATTAAGAAGTTTTTCAATTGTAAATTCATTTAAATAATTAATATTTATTCCAGTGAGTTGTCCAGTTCTTTTTAATTTAACACCTCTACCTCTCTTACCACCTTTTGATGATTCTTTCTTAAATAATACAAAAACTAAAGGACGGGTGTCATAAACATTTTTTCCAGCGTACATAAATTCAACGATGTCACCTGGTTTTATATCTGCGATTACAACATTTTTTTTTGAAATTATTCTTTTTGCATGACTTGTTTTACTTGTCGCCATTGTTTATCTCTTTTTTAGTTTAGGTAAATTTATTTTTTGTGATTTGGGTTCTGATATTTTTTTCATTAATTCATTAGCATAAGACATACCCAATATAAAATCATCATAAATTCTTGGATTATCAGTATCTATTTTTCTCTCATAAAACTTTCCTGGAACATTTGGATTTGGATAGTTTTTTCTCTCATCTTCTGGTATATCAACCATTGGTGAAAAACTCCATTTCATCTCATCTCCCTCATCAATTGGAAATAACATTCCTATCGGTAATGTAATTATACTTGGAATCCATGTTCTACCATTTTCAAATTTAGACCATCTTTTCATGTCATCAGTTAATTTTTGATATTCTTCATTTTCTTCTTGTGCACCCATATATTTAGTTGAAGTTACATAACCACAATTAATACATTGCATAACTTGAGCTTCCTCTGTTCCAGCTACATGTAAGGAATGTTCTCCACACAGAAAACAATTACTTATTATGTCTTTCATACTGTCGCCCCACTCGTAACTTTATTTAATTTAGGTAAATTTATTTTTGGTGTATCTGATTTTGAACCAACTTTTTTTAATTTTGGTAATTGTATTCCAACTTGTGTTGACATGTTAGATGTGGCTTTTGTAACTATTTCATCTAATTTTTCTATCATTTTATTTAGTGTAAATTTATTTCTATTTGTCTCCATCAATTTCTTACCTCTTTCTTTAATCTCATCACGGTTTTTAAATGAATAATTTAAAGCTTTGTAAGCCTGTGTTTCATTCACATTAAACCATTGAGATTCTTTCATAACGATATCTTTCCATATCTGAGATTCAGGAACTTGTGTCAAGTTACCACCTAACAGTAAAGAATCTTCCTGAGATAAGAAATCACAATGTCCACTCCAAGCACTAGCAATAACAGGTAACCCAGTCATTGTCGCCTCAAGTAATGGTCTTCCAAATCCTTCACCGTGAGTAAATGAAACCAATGATTTTACTTTTGGATGATTATACAATTTGTTCATTTCCACATCTGATAAATCACCATGTAATAAATAAATATTTGGTAAATCCCAATCTGATGGAAATTGTGATTTAATATTATTAATTTTAGCTAAACACTCTTCTCTGTCCATAATGGAAAATGTAGCTCCATGAGATTTTAATATAAGAGCTGGTTTTTCTTTTTTGTTAGCGAATGATTCATAAAATACTTTTATCAGTTTAGATATATCTTTTCTATCCTCACCAAAACCACCTTTTGTCCATTGTCCTACATGTAAAAAACAAAAGTCTTCTTTAATATCATCAACTAAATTTAATGATGAATCATCAATTGGTTTATAAATATTTTCATCAGCACCTTCAAACAATACTTCTATCTGTTTTTCTAACTTAACCTCACCAACTTTTTGTTGTTGTCCATCTTGTGCTTTTTGAAGTTTGTCATAAACAGATTGGACAAAACCAGCTTTAGAGTGTTCTGATGGAACGATAATTAAATCCATTTTATTACAAGATTCTAACCAAACATTGGACACAGCGTTTGTTTCTATTCCAGCAGTTATACCAATATTAAATTTACCATAAGTTTGGAATTCATTTGGTATTCTAATATCTACATAAATGTCTGGTTGTTTATCTAATTTTGGTTCTAATAAAAAATGATTAATTAATTTTTTATCCTCTTCATTATTTTTATCTAATGCGTTTCTTGGACAATCACCCCAAGGCACATCTTGAATTTTAATATCGTATTTGTCATGCTTAATAAAAGCATGTGTTAAATCTCTAGCGTGAGCTCCATAACCACTTCTTGAACTTACAGGTGCACATATCAACATTAATTTTTTCATTACACAACCTCCAATGTATATTTTTCTCTCGGTTTCCAATTTTCAAATGTAGTTTCTATTCCTTTACTAAAAGAATCACAAAGATGTTTACCTGTCATTTTTCCATCACCTAAAACGAATTGTCTTCCTAATTCACCACATCTTTCTCTTTCCTCAGGACCTCTCATATACCATGACCATAAAGCATCACCCGCATCTTCATACTGACATCTATCATCAAAGATATATGGTGTTAGTGGTGAACCTTGTAAACTTATATTACTTGGAAATACAGGTTGAACCCATTCACCATGTTCTTTGTATTTGCCTCTGTGATTAGAACCTAACTCAACATAATCATCAGCAGTTAGATATTCACCTTTTTCATTTTTGAATCCACATTGGTCTTGTAATCCACCAGTTACATTAACAACTATAACTCCACCTGCGTGTAACATTTCACAAGAACCTAATCCAAATCCTTCGTTTGATGCAAGGTTGATATAAACATCACAAGAATTGTATAGGTAATTCATTTGTTCGTCATTCATTGAACCACCATTATCGTATGTAAATATAACAGGATAATCAGGTAATAATGTTTTACATACCGCTTTCATATCAGTTCCATTCTCATCACTTGGTGCTGAATGCCATACAAAAACACATTCTTTTCTCTGTTCAGGTGTGAGTTTGTCCATCATATGTTTGTAAGCAAGAGCAACATCACCAGGTAATTTTCTTCTAATGTTTCTGTTAAGATAAAGAATTTTAAATTTGTATTTATCTAATCCATATTGTGCTTCAAATTCTTTGAATTTCGTGTCACCCTTTTCCTCTATTTTAGAAATTCTTCTATCGGTAATTCCATGTGGAACATATTTGGTTTGCCAATCTTCATAACCATATTTAGAAAGTATTCTTTTATTGATACCATAGGTTTGTTTTGATATTGACATTAACATATCTGAACTTCTGTAGAAATTTGTGTTATATAATGGGTCTGGTAAATCATCCCAAATATTGTAATACATAATAGGAATGTTTTGTCTTATCTCGTGTTCCATATTGTATAACCAAATCCAAAATCTTGGGTCTGTAAAATGCATTATAGCATCAGGTTTTTCTATACTCATTATTTCTCTTAGTAAATTTGGATGACCATAACCTGATATTGGATATATCTTTAAATAAGCATTGTCAATACCATACTCATTTTTTACAGCCTGACACATATCAATTACTTTACCTTCTTCAGGATGTTTCACAGCACCACCTATCTGAACCCAGTCATATCTATCTAATGTTCCCATCACAAACTCTTTTGCTTGTGTTGCTATTCCCGAATGCATTCTTAAATCATCAGATAAAAGTAATATCTTTTTCTTTTTCATTCTCATATGTTATTTTCCTTTAATTAAAAGTTGCTTCCACTAACAACTAGATTTTCGTATGTTTCTATTTCTTCTCTATATTTTTCATCTGTTAAAAATCTATCAACTGAACGATTTGTTAATTTTTGTAAAGTCATTTTTGTATTGACAGTATTTAATTTAAATTTTTCATACAGTTCTTCTAGTATTTTTACAGATGTTAATTTTGTATTTTTCATAATAATCTCTCCATCATATTTACATATATAAATATATATAAATATAAAAAAACTATGAAATAATTATTCTTTTTTTATCAAACTTTTTTGCATACTCTAAAACATTTTTTGTTCCATTAGCCTCCACACCTTCAGGTATGAAAGCCACTATAAAATCCGATGTTCCGGCTATAATCTTATTTCTTGCAAAAAAGTTTTTCATACTAAATTCTTTACCATACCTTGATTCAGGCATTGTACAATACAAATTATGAACTTCGTGAAATGGTGGATACTCTTCGTATTGTAATCCAAGTTCTAATGCATATTTCTTAGCATATCTATCAGCACCAGTCTTGCAACCACCACTTACAATTATAGTATTATCACCATATTCTTGTTTTAACTTGAATATAAAATCTTTAATCTTCTTTTTATTCTCGTATCTTCTACTACCTACGATTGCTACTTTCATTTTACTCCTTGATTACAATATTCCGTTTGATTAAATTCACACCATTTACATGCCTTCTTACTCGGTGTTGGAACTATATTATCAGAAATTCTGGCTCCGTTATCATCAAATGCTAACTCTAAGAACAGGTCCAACCTCTTAGCTACCTTGTTCATACTTACAGTACCACTAGCGGGTGAGAACTTCTGAACTCTTTTCTGTGGGAACATCGCTTCTTCCCATAGTTTTCTTTTTACAATGAAGTATTCTACTTCTATTTTATCTATTGGATGATTATACATCTTTGAATAAAATTGTTTGTATAATAATAATTGTTGAGTTTTGTTCTCATCCTTTTTCATCCACTTATTCCACCCACGAGTAGATGTTTTGATATCATATATTTTTAATGTATTGTGTATCTCATCCAATATAACTATATCCAAATACCCAACCATTTTAACATTCTTCTTCAAATCTACATCGATTGGTACTTCACAACCTATAAGTTTGTATCCCCTTTTACTGAAATAATCAGCTCTTCTCTTTTTAACAAAGTCTAATATCTCTACACCATCTTGAAAAAACTCTCTTAATTGTTCCAATGTACAAGGGTCTTTACCATAAGACTCTTTGTCTAATTTAAATTGTTCCATCATCTTGTCGTGTAGTCGTTGTTCAAGATTTAATTTGTTTGCATTCTTCACACTATCGTGATACATAACTTCTAACCAAGTTTGTATAACTTCATGCATCGCTGTTCCAAACAATAAATGAATACTTGGTTCTCTTACAGATATATCATCTATATAATTTAGTTTCCACCTTAGTGGGCATTCTGAAAACATTGATAATTGTGAATAACTTATTCTACTCATTCATTTTTACTGCTAATTTTTCAATTAAAACTTTAACAGCACCTTTTGTTTTATCATCCATTAATTGCCAAACTAAATCTCTTTTGTTTTCATCTGACAATTCTTTTATTCTTTTAACTAACATATCAGTTTTATTCATTATTTAATATACAACCTTTTTTTCTTTTATCCAAGCTTTAATTTTATAAATGATACTATTTCACCAGCTATATTCTTCTTTGTAAATTGTTCCATACCTTCAAAACCAGGATTGGAATTAACTTCACATATTTTATATCCACCATTTTGAAATAATAAATCCACACCAGCAATATCTAATCCTAATGCTTTAGATGACTCTGATGATAACCATTCTATCTGTTCATTTACCTCATATGGAAATCCTTCTCCACCACGAGATAAATTAGCTCTAAAATCTTCATCGGTAGATTGTCTCATCATACAACCCACAACTTTATTATTAACTACAAACACTCGTAAATCTTTACCCCAAGTATCTTTAACAAATTCTTGTATTATTATATCATATGATTTTTTAGTTAATTCAGCCATTGTGACTAATTGATTTAATTGTTTTTTGTTCTCACATAAAAATACACCTCTACCATAACTACCACTAATTTTTTTTACAATCACAGGAAATCCAATGTTCTTTTCCACGAAGTCAATATCAATTGGATGTTTTAATAACATTGTATTAGGTATATCAAGATTTGATTCTGCAAGTATTTGGTGTGTGTATAATTTATCTTTTACATTATCTATAGAATCTGATGAATTGATTACAGGTACTCCCATTCTTTCAAAGTGTCTAATTACAGCCTTAATGTAATAAGTAGTTCCACTACCAGTTCGTGGGAATACAAACTTCGGTAATGGTAGAGATTTACCATTTACTAATATGGATTGTTTGTTTTCTTTATTAACAAAAATATCTATTTCATTTGGGTCAATAAGTTTAACTTCTATATTGTGATTTCCAAACTCCTCAAGTAATCTCTCCGTTTCATATGATTCTTGAAACTTTGGTTTAACCAACATCCAACCTTTATTCATAAAATTTCTCCTTTGATTCTACTTCAATCTTTTGTATTTCAGGATAGAACTGATAAGCGTCTTTTGGATATGGTTTAGGTTTATGTATTAATGTATTCATAATCTTTTTCTTATCTTTCTTACCACACAATAGATATAAATATCTGTGTTTTTCAGGTTCTTCTTTTCTCCAAAATGTGTGTCCTATTTTTTTCTTCAGTTTTTCAAGATTATGAGAACCAAACTTCGTTGTAACATTTCGTGAGTGCATCCACACTCCATCCTCTGTAAGTCGTATAGCGTAATTAGGCATTAACCTAATGCTATTACCTTGATATATCCAATTGGTTGCTTGGTAGATGATTCCTAAATGTCCTTGTTCTGGATCTGAGTAAGATACTAACACTTTAATATCTTTTGCATTCTCTTGTAACCATTTAAATGTCTTGGATAAAACTACACTCTCTGTATTCTTTCCATAGTCATCGAATATAAATAACCTTGTTAACTCCAACACCTCTTCTTCTTTTAATTCAGGTGAAATAGATTTAGGAGCACTCCTACCAACAGGATAACCATAGATAGCCACACCAGCTAACTTTTCATCTTTCTCATCAAAGAATTGATGTTGGTTATCTGTTTCATAAAATATACCTAAAGCGTATCTACAAGATGTCCACTTATGACTGTAGTGATTTTTTACAATCATATCTTTCGCTATCTTCTTTGAGATTTCTCGAATTGTTATCTTATTTGGATTTATTTTCCCCATTTACCATTCTGAACTATTTGAGCAATTATACCATAACAGGCTAAATCTTTAAACGCGTCGATTGATGGTTCGTTTTGTGCTTCTCTGTTATTCTTAACCATAAGGTTTAACAATCTTTGTACTTTGTCGTTAATTCTAACTATCAATCCTACAAGACTCAGTCGTTTTTCACCATCTGTATTTAATGGTGTTCCCATTGATATGTTTGTTGGACCGTAATCCATTTGTTTTTTACAAAATAATAACCATTGCTCAAATTGAATTTTTTGAAATTCTTTCGCTGTTTCTGGATAATGTTCTTCTATATAATTTATCGCTTCATGTGTTCCTTTTTTATATTGTGATTTAACTTCTCGTTCTTTTATTTTCATTTACATAACCTCTTTATTGTTTTTTTATCTTTTCCATATTTTTCTAATATTTCAATTAGTTCATCTCTATTGATAAGTTCAAGATATTCTTTTGTCTGTAATTTACCACATTCAAAATGATTACTCATAATTTCAATTAATTCTTTATTAAATTTTTTGTTTGATTTAGCTTTAATATACTTACTAAATCTCTTACCTTTTGGTAGGATATCACAATACCACTTATAAACCTCACGAGGTTCAAGAGTTCCAATAGAATATTTCTGAAAATAATTTACAATTTCAATAAACTCCGCATCCATAGATAACCAACGATTAATTATAAATGGGCTGAATTTCTTTTGTTCATCTTCTGTGAAATCATTCCAATGAGTTTTCTTTATAAGTATTTGATTTATCCAATCGAATATTGTCATTTATCAAATCCCCACGAACCATCTTTTGATGATGGCCTCGCTGTTGTTGGAAATTGTCTTCTCATAGCACATCCACATTTTGGACACATTCTATCTTCTCTATCACTTGATTTAGTTATGATTTCAATTTCATGTGAACATTTACAACATCTAAAAGTATAGAAGGGCATTTTATGGTTGTGCTATAGCTGATGTTTTAGCGAATACTTCAGGAACATGATTACATTTTTCACAAGCAAAAACAGCTGCTGGAACAATTGTTTCTTGTCCATTTGGTGAAACCAAAGCTGACATTTTATGTAACATTAATGTCTGTTTAAATGTAGGATTTCCACATTTCTCGCACTTCATTGGTGTAGCTTTTGATAAATCTACACCACTCAAATCAGGTTGTTGATTCATTATTCTTCTCCCATATATATTTTAAGTTCCGTAATCGTCACATCTTTTTTATTCCAACCCGTTTTATGTAATATATTTTCATCTTCATAAGGTGGTTGGTTCAATGTTACTGTGATTACTGGTTTTTCATAATTGTTATGTTCTACTCTAAATTTTTTCATTTTAATATCCTTGTTAATCTTATTATTAGTGACATGAAGTTGATTTCCTTATCAACTACATTTACATCTTGGAATTGTGCTTCTGCTATATTCAAGATACATTCTGCTACTTTACCTTTTCCATAACTTTCTACCTCATCATACAATAATCGATATAACTCTGAATAATCACTTATAGAATTATCTGCAATCAATTGTCTTATGTCATTTAGTTTAGAACCATTTGATAACATTTCTAATAATTGTAGTTTATAGTTATTCTGAATCACAGAACTTGTATCAATTGTTAACTTACCACCAACAACTTGTCTTTGAGCTGAATTGATAACTCTACGAATATCAGGATAACCTGCGTTTACAATCAGAGCTATATCATCAAGTTCAAATGTACAATTCTCTTCTTTCAAGATATTAACCATTTGTTGTGCCACTTCTTTCTTTGAAGGTGGAACAACTTTATATGATTGACATCTTGATTGGATTGGGTCGATTATTCTTTCTACATAATTACAAGTTAATATAAACCGACAATGTTTTGAAAATGTTTCCATTAGGTTTCTCAATGCAGCTTGTGCATTTGGTGTAAGATAATCACACTCGTCAAGAATGATTACTTTCAAGGATTTGAAACCAACAGATGAAGCAAATGTTTTGATTTTGTTTCTAACATCATCCACTTTGTTCTCATCAGAAGCATTGATATACATGGAATCACAATCTATATTCTTTGTAATAATCTTCGCCAATGTTGTTTTACCAGTACCAGCTCTTCCATAAAGTAAAAGATGAGGTACATCTTCTGATTCAAGATATACCTTCACTTTACTTTTAAGATGCTCGTTACCAATATAAGTTGATAAATCAGTTGGTCTGTATTTTTCTACCCATAAAGAATGACTCATTAATCTACCCACCTTCCATGTTTCAGTAAATGCCAAGTTCTATGTCTCAATATTTCCCACATTAAACTAAAAAGATTATCCGAAGTATATGTTCCAGCAGGCACTTCTAATCGATAGTATGATTTTTGTTTACAACCACAACTACTCTTACAACCCATTAGTCTACATCCTGCATTGCAACTACATAATATGTAGAATCATAATCATCAACTTTAAAGTTTACTCTAGCTAAACCTTCAGTAGAAACTTCAAGAACTGCTGATGTACATTCACGATTAGCAACCAATACTTCTTTGAAAAGATTAGCATTGAATGTTATTGGTGTATCAATATCACAAGAATTACATTCAACTGGAATATTAACTCTATTTGTGTTTGTTGATGAATATCCAATTATAACCTCACAATCACTACCACTTTTTATAATAGTAAATGTATCTATTTCACTCAACGCACTTTTACCTTTAACAAAAGTGTTAATAAAGTTAGTGTCAAGTTTTATTGATGTTCCAAATTCAGGTAATCTTTTAAGTGCTGGTGGGTCTGCTATAACAGATAAATCACTTAAAACATAATCAACTGAAACAGAGTTATTTTTTACTTTAAGTGAATAAGCTTTGTCACCCGCTTTTGAAACATTTAGTGAAACATCATCACCTAAAACATTAATCAAACTTTTTAGTTGGTCTGTTTGATATATTCCAAGTTCAACATCTTCGAATGGAAACTTGTCAACCTTCACAGTTCCTAATAATGATTTATCAGGTGTCACAAATGAAGTTGATATGGAATCACCACTTGATTTCCATTTTACTGAATTTACATTTCCACCCAAATTATATTTTTGAATGAATTTGTCTAACTTACTTTTTTGCATCTTATCTTTCTCCTATTTAAGATTTATTGTTTTAATATAATACTTTTTTGCCATACAAGTCAACTAAAAAAATCGTTCTAATGTATTTATTTTATCAACTGGCATTTCCCAATTCAATGCCTCATAAAACATTCTTATCTTTTTTTCTAACGCTCTTGTGAATAATTTATCATAATCCACATTTTCTTGTATAAATTTCATAATCTTTGGTGGGTCATCATAACCTTTAAACGCTATCTGTTTAACTTGTAAGGGATTGTCTTTTAGATATACCCATTTAATCTTTTCACTATTCTTAATTTTTTCATAATTCTCAAGTTTGTGATACTTGAGTAAATCATTATACACCCAAGCAGCTTTCACATGTACGGGTGTTCCTTTATGCATCGATGTAAACATACCTTGTTTACTATACATCTTACCAACTTTCCTTTTATCAGCAAACTTACTCAATTTCTTAACACCAGTTGGTAAAGCTATATTCACTAACTCTTCAGTTTTCATAGATTTTTTAAAATCTAATATCCTTTCATCAATAATATCTTTATCTTCACTAGCTAATATACTTTTTAGAGTTAAAGTCATCAATTCTCTCATAGCTGGTGGGAAGTTTGACCTAACAATATCTAATCCTTTAACATCAAGTCTATCACATACTACACCACCATCATTGATAATCCATTGTCCATATCTTTTCTTGGTAACCCAAAATGCAGATTTGGCAATACACTCTTGTTTAATATCAAATCTATGTTTATCACAATTAAGAAACTTTTTAGCAAATAAATTATAAGAATCATTTATAAAATCTTGAACCACACCCGCAGTTTCTAATATTTTTTCTGTCATAAACTTTTCATCATTCACATCAAAATTAGGATATTGATGTTTAATCAATGGAACTGCTGGATAGAATACTGAATCTGTATCAGTATAGATACAGTAATCTTTATTATCACCAAGTTTATTGTTATAATATCTATTAGCTATCCTCTCTGTAAACTTAATCAAGTCTTGTCCTGTGGTGGTTGTAGCCTCAGCATTGTCGATATCATAAAATCTAAATACAGGTAGTCCCAACACACCATATAAAGAGTTGAGTACAATCTTTTGTACATGCTGTCTTCTTTTGAAGTAACCATACTTCTCTTCATTACCCTCATCACCATATTTCTTCATCAACCTTTTGTACTCAACTCTCTCATTAAACCAATTCTCTAATAATACAGGTATTAATCCTTTTTTATCACACCTATACAACACACCATTTGAAGATACTGATACTTTGTTTTTATCAAACATATTCTTTAATTCATCTTGATTATACTTACCTTTTTCTCTTTCACCAACCATCAATGTATATGTTTTTGATGTTCCCTTGATAAACTCCTTAGCATCCCAACCTTCTAATTTACCAAGTTTAGTTTCAGGTGATATATTCAAAGTCATAATTGTTGAAGGATACATAGATGTTAAATCCAAATCAAATACCCACTCATATCTACCCGGTTGAGGGTCTTTAACATAAGCACCAGTGAACTTATCATTACCATCACGATTCATTTTCTCTCTAGCATCTAATGCTTTGTTAGGTGCGACAACACCAATCTTTTTTAAATATACAAGTATAGCACCTTCTAAATATCTACTACTAAAATACACATCTTCATATGGTGTGTGTCCAACATGTGATATACCACGAGCTAATTCAATAAACTTTAACTTGTCGTCAAGGGCCTTCACAATCTTAACATCATTTAAGTTATATTCTATGTACTTATTAATATCTGTTTCATATAAATCTTGTAGTGTTCCTTCATATTCTATCTTACCAAGTCCAACTTCTTTTTGTCCTATAGCATCTAATCGATATGAAGACTCTTGTGTATAAGTAAATAATTTATATAGTGGTAAGTAGTCAAGACAAGATACACCAGCAATCTTATATCTCTTCTTGTGTTCGGAATAGAATACCTCACCTATTGGTGATAGGGCATTTGCAAATTGATGTCCTAAAACTCGTGTGGTTCTATTATATAAATAAGGAATATCAAATCCATCAATGTTCCAACCACTTAATATTGTTGGATTAATTTCAAGATATTTTTGATAGAATCTTTGTAGTAGTTCTTCTTCTGATTTGAATGATTCTACAACATCTGTATTTGGAACATCACCCAATACATAACAATGATATTTATCAGATGTTCTATCATAAAGAGCTATAGCTGTAATCTTATTGTCAGCTCTACTTGGGTCGGGAAATCCATCTTTTACCTCAACCTCTATATCAAAATAAACCTCTCTATGTCCAACCGATGGTTCATCTTGTTCAGTATACATATCTACAAGTGTTCTTGTCTCGATTGGAATATCCGATTCGAATACTCTACCAGCTTGTAAATCTTCACCAGTCCAAAAGTTTACTTTCTTGAGTTTGTCACCATACAAACTACGATAAGTGCCTGTTTGAGATTTTAGATAAGCATATGGTTTGTATTGAAATTTAGAATAACCTTTTTTGTCATCCCAAAGATGTACTTCTGAACTTGTTTTTGTGCGTTTTACATATATGTTTTGATACATATCTAAATATACAACCTTTTTGCAATGTAAGTCAAGCTTTTTTTAATATTTTTTTTCTTAAATCTGATGAAGAATAATTATGGTTTCTTTCGTGATAATAAATTGGTATGTCATATTGACATCCTGTAAAATTATCTATTGTAATATAATCAGAACCAAGTATTCTTACACTTGGCCATATCTCACATAACATATCTCTTAATTCCGATTCTGTTGAATATATTCTAATCTCATCAACATATTTAACAGCTTCTAATTGAATTTTTCTTTCTTCTAATGATTGTATTGGTTTATTCTTTTCTGGCCTATCTAATGTTGGGTCTGTTTGTAATCCAACAATTAAATAATCACATTGTTCTTTTGCATCTTTTAACATCAAGATGTGTCCAGCGTGTAATAAATCAAAACAACTACAAGTAAAACCTACAGTACCTTTTCCCATTTATCCTCCAAATACTTTTTTCTTACCGCCATCATATTCATAGGCGTGTCCGTTTTCTTTTAACAATTCATTTACTGATTTTTCGTGACCTTTTACGAAAAGTTCACCGAGAACTCTACCATATTTCCCAACTCCATGAGATATAATTGAAAACTTACCATCATCAGAGTTTTCCAATAAATCTTTTACATATGCTTTGGCCTCTAAACCTTTTTTCTTTTCTTCGAGGTTTCGAGTACGACTTTCCCAGGTGTCCACGCCATAAAATCTAATTCTCCTCTTCGCCCAAGTATTAAAGCCCAAATCAATAAGAGCATCACAAGTATCACCGTCGACCACTCTTTCCAATTTACAACTGTAACCATATTTTTTAACTTCTTTTCCCATTTCATTCTCCACATATTGTTTTAATTAATCTCCAACAAACCAAATATGGGTCACAATTGGATGCTGGTCTTCTGTCTTCTAAATAACCTTTTCTCTCTTTACTCACCTGCCAAGGAACTCTAATCGATGCTCCTCTATCTGAAACTCCCCATTTAAAGTCTACAATAGAACAAGTCTCGTGTTTACCAGTTAATCGTTTTTCATTATCAACTCCATAAACTTTTATATGTTCATCGTGATTTTCTTTTAATTTTTGAATAGCTTTATGAATAACTAAATCACCATCTTTTTCTCTCATAGCTTTTGTTGAAAAGTTTGCATGAGCACCAGCACCATTCCAATCACCATCTTCTGGTTTTGGATTAAGTGTAACTACAACATCATAGTTATCACATAGTTTTTCCATCAACCATCTAGCAATCCATAAGTCATCTGATATTCTTAATGGGTCATCCGCACCTATCTGATATTCCCATTGACCAAGCATCACTTCTGAATTGATACCACTAATTTTTAAACCAGCACTTATACATAAATCCATATGTTTACGAGCCAACCACTCCCCTTTATTTCTACCACAATAATAATCACCTTGTGGTGGTGGTTGAGTTCCATCTTTTGGCCAACCTAATGGATATTCATTTTCATATAGAGTATATTCTTGTTCTATACCAACCCATACCTTTTCTTCTGAATATTTAGAATCTATTTGTCTAAGATTAAATCTTGTATTTGATAAGTGTGGATTATCATCAACATCCCACACCTCACATAAAACTAAACAACAATTATTTTCTAGTGGATTTTCATATAATCTCACTGGTTTTAACACACAATCTGAATTATTACCAGTTGCTTGATTTGTTGATGAACCATCAAAACCCCATAAAGGACATTTTGATATATCATACTCAAAGTTTTCTACGACTTTTGTTTTACTTCTTAATTGAGCTGTTGGTTTTGTTCCATCTACCCAAATATATTCTAGTTTTGTCATTTTGTAAAATACTCCGATTTGTTTAATTTACCTAATCTTTCTTTTGTATTTAGTTGAGGAAAGTTTTCTTCCAACCATTGAACTGATTGTGTAAATGTTGTTCCTAATATTTCACCAACCACTAGTATTACATCAAGAATATTTATAGTACCATCTTGATTGAAATCAGCAGCTAATCCTTCCTCTTCTGTTGATGTTTGTCCTAAAACAAAATTAACTAATAGTATAACATCTGTTATATCTAAATAACCATCAAAGTTAACATCACCATATAATTCTACTACGAAATCTTCTTCAGGTTCTCCGATGTATTGAAAGAACCAATTTAACCTACTATGTATTTTTGAATAAACACCTGGATAAGCAGCTTCTGCACAACCATAACCCCAACTGACTATACCAATAAGTTCATACTCCCCATCATCGTTAGTCATAATCAGAGGACCTCCACTATCTCCTTGACAAGAATCAGCACCACCACTATTATATCCCGCACAAACCATATTATTAGTAATCTCTGAATTAGAATAACTACCACAACTATCATCAATAGGAACATCTACTTCAAGTAAGAAGTTAGAACTACTACCACCACTTGATGTAGCACCCCAACCCATTGTAGTTGACATAACAGGTTCTTCATCGTGTGCCGTATCTGTACATAATTGTATAGGCTCAAAATCTGTAATAGGTTCATCTAATCTTAAAAGTGCGTAATCATTATTTAAAGAACCACCACTATATTGTGGATGTACGATTATTTCAACCACATCTCTTGTTTGAGAACCATTTGTTCCATTTACATTATGTAATCCTATTACCACATCTATACTACTTGGTGACTCACCTTGAACACAATGAGCAGCTGTCACAACCCAATCTTCTCTGACTAATGAACCACCACAAAAGTGGCCACCGAACCAACCAGGTGATTGTAACGAAACCATAAATTCATATTTACAATTAGGACAAGCTGGGTTTACTTGTGTTCCGCCTACAATCATAGGCCAAGGTAAATTATTACCTTCTTGTTGTTCAGCCATCATTAGATTTATATCTTCTGGTGGATAAACACAACAAGGTATTGGTGTTTCATCTTCTGTTACGCCACTTTCCATTGACATTACACTATATTCACTTACCACAGGATTTGAATCACTGTCACAACTAAATAATAATAACATCAATACTATTATCCATCTAACCATTTTTATTCTCCAAATGTTTTTTATATAATTTTTTAACATCTTCATTTTCTTGTAATATCGCGTACCACTCTTTTGGCATTATCTGTTCTGACAACCACATTTCTAAGTACATTTTTGCTGTAACTTTATTCATTTTTATTTCCTCCATTTATTAACCAAGATGATGATTGTATTTTACCACCACCTACTCCCCATAACATAACTACATTTAAACCTTTACACACATCAAGTTCAGGTACATTACCCTTACCTCTATCTCCACCATTAGCGAAATAGATATTCATATCCTGACCTTTATATAATTTAGCCACTTGTCTAATTATATCAGAAGCTGTATCATCAGAATCATCTATTGGTAATACTTGATTTACAAATTTACAACTCTCCAATATCTCTGCTCTTTCTTCCCATTTCATAAATGGTTTACCTTTTTTACGAGTCAACCAATCATCTGAATTTAATCCTATAATTACTTGATGTCCTAAATTAGCCGCTTCTCTGAACATTCTTATATGTCCTTTGTGTACAGGGTCAAATCCACCCGATAATATAATAACATTTTTTATCCAATCTTCTTTATTCATTCATTCCCCCATGTGCCTTCGGTAACCCATATTTATTAACTCTTACATAAACCATTTTATCTATACTACAAACTACTTTATCAGCTTGAATACTTCTCACCTCACAAGCTAAGGTACAAGATGTTTTACCTATCTCTACTGTTTGCATTCCTATCTCCACTACATCTCCTTGTATTACAGGAAACTTAAAATTTATTTCTGATATATATTTGGTTACGATTAATGCGGTTTGTAATTCTAATGCAGAGTGTATTCCACCCTCTTCATCTATCCATTTTAGTAATTGTCCTCCATGTAAATAACCTCTTGGATTTAAATCTGCTGGTGTAACTAATTTTCTTGTTAAAAATTTCATCTTCTGTTTTTTAATTCCTTATTTAATTTTTCTATTTCGTCTCCAGCATATGTTTCAAATAAAAAAGGAAATAATGAATGTATGAAAACACATATAGATAATGTATAAAGTATAGTGAAATATCTTAAAGCGTTTTTCATATGTTCAAAATATGTCTCACCTACAGAGTGAGGATGTTTTGTAAATGGATTACGCATTTTCTATTTCCTGTGTTTCTTTAATCTGTTCAAAATCAATCTCACAAGTATCATTGTTACAGAACTTTTCAACTTCGGCTTCATTACCTTTAACTTGTCTGAATGATAAGAATGATAATTGTTTAACCATCTCATTATATTTTTTCTCTGTTATTTCTTCATATGGCATTTGTTTGTATGCACCTAATTCCAATTTAGGTAAGAACGAAATACCTTTTAATTGATATTGAAAATAGTTAAGTGCAGTTGCAATCATTGGACCTTCTTTTTCAGGATCAAATGTAACCGTACAACTCACTTGATTGTCAGCCCAATACCTTTGCATAAATGCTGCGAGAGCCATCTGTTCCCACATTGGAACTTCACTTACAGTTCTTATACCTTCACCTACATCAACAGGTACTTCAATTACTACTGTTGAATCCTCACTACCAAAAGCAGGTTCTATTTTATAACCAGCCTTTTCTAAAGGTTTTAGTAATGGACTCATATTTGATAATCTAATTCTTCTTATATAAAACCTACTTTCAGGATAATGTAAACCCGGTGTTGAACCAGCCAATAAAGATACAGTTCCACTTGGTTTAACTGATGTAGTTTTTATACTACGAGGTACAGCAAACCAATCTGAATATCCTTTATCATATTTTTGTAAAGATTCATATCCCTCTTCTAACCATTTTCTTAATTCACCTTGTCCTCTGTGAGTAATAAATTGTGCAATACCACTAACGGAACAACCTATTCGTCTATTTCTTAACATAACTCTATTTGTTTCAGGCCAATGGGTTTTTCCAAGTGTTACTGTTTTAGCATATAGATAAGCATATTTTAAGGTTGTTAAATAATCATCTAATGAATCGTGATTACTTGGAAATGTTTCTACTAAACAACATAACTCATATGATTCTAATGATTGTTCCAAACAAGGATTACCACCCGCTACTCTATGGTCTTTATCATCTCCACCATTTTTCATTCGTGAGTAGTGTCTCATATTGTCTAACCAAGCAAGTCCTGGTTCTCCGTTGTCTATAATTCTTTCTGCTATATCTGTATAATCTTGTCCAAGTTCAGCAAATACTGAATTGTTAGATGTCCAACCATATTGTTCTCTATGTGGATTTTTCTTATAATTTTTTAAATTGATATATTCTTCTGAATGTGGGTCTCCAAATACGATTTCAGCAGTTCGTCTAACATTACCTGCTACAACACATTTACCAATAAGGTTCATTATATCTACGATTGTTGTAATTGTAATTGGTTCACCTATATTTTTATCCAAACATTCTGAAACTGACTTATGTACTTCTTCTAATGGTTTATATCCACTTGAAACACCACCAAATCCTTTAATTGGAGCACCTTCTTCTCTAATTTGTGTGTAATCAAAATCTACACCTGTTATACCAAGAAAATAACTATCTAATAACCGTCTTACAGATTCTACCCAACCTTCTCTTGTATCAGGTATTACATATGTTTCTCTTTCTCTATCTTGTTTTGGACCTCTAACTACAAATTGTTCTGCACCTTTCGTATCAAATCCAACACCTACCCCAACCATTGAAGCATCCATCAAGAATGTAAATGGTTTAGATAAATCTTCTTTTAGATTATCTGTTGATACAAATGCACAATTGTTGAGGGCGGCGTACAAGTTTCGTTCTTCTGTTATAGGCGTTCCCATTGCCCAAAGACCTCTACCGGGTGGTAGGAATTTCATGTTGAATATTCTATCATACATTTCCTGTGCACTTCGTTGTGCCTGCCACGCGTTCCACCCCAAATGGTGTGATTCTATCCATCTCTTTTGCATGTTGTAAGTACCTTCAACTACTCGTTGACAGGTTTCCCACCACATTTCGTTTTTTCCATCATCTTTTAATCTTGAATAAGTTCTCATATATACGAGTTCACCTAATCCATTAAAACCAAAAGGTGCTCTTTTTCTTTTATATCCATCTATAAATTTTTCAGACAATGCAAATCTTTTGTATTCCATCTCTATATTTCTCCTTGAATTTAAATATACAACCTTTGGGTTGGATACATATAAATATCATTTTAATAATTTCTTTTTAACTTTTTTATTTAAATAGTAGACATAAATATTCTTTGGTTTCACATCTTTGTAATACATGTCAGTTTCTTCTGAATCCCAAAAACTATGTCCTTCTTTATTATTCCATCTTCGTTTTAACTCTCTACCGTATGGTTTTTGTTTCTGATTCATAGAACGAGCGTGAAACATTTTGCCATCAACCATCAAAACTCTACCACCACCATTATTACCTAAATGATGAAAGTTAGATGCTCTATATATAACACCCTCATGTCCTTGTTCTAAATCAGCATATGATATAATAACCTCTATATCTGTATTTTGTTTTAACCATCTCAATGTTTTACCTATAAAGTAACTCTCTGTATTTGTAGGTGTATCATCTATACAACACAATCTTCGTAACTCCCAACATCTTAATGGGTTGTCAGGATTGTATTTTGCAGCTGTTGCTTTCATAGATGGTAGAGCATATATCATAGCTCCAATCATCGTCATACCATCAAACAATGCAAAACATTGAGTATGTTGTACCCCATTTGTACTATGTGAGTAATGCCATTTTTCTACAAACTTTTGAATAGCACTACGAGGTACGGATTCCACTGTAAAATCAGATACTTTAATGATTTCTTCCCCCATCAAACACACATACAAATATTAAAGGATTATTTGCTTTATAATTACTTGTGTTATATACTTTATGAAATGCTCCATCAGGTATTAAAACTATATCACCTTTTGTGACTAAAAATTCCTCATCATCTATTTTCATAACACCAGAGCCCTCTGTGAACATGTAAACTTCTTCTTGTCCTTTGTGATTATGGCCCGATGTCTCTTTACCTTCATGTAATATAGTTTTAGACACCACAAGATTATTTAATGTTGTATTATCTATAACATCATATGTTTCATTTGATTTTACCACAATACTATCTGTTTTGTCTAATTTAATCTTCATTTATGTACTCCACATTATGTGAACATACCCAATAATCTTCAGGTACTTCTATATGTGTTGGATATTCCGAATCCCAATAATCCATTATTTTTTACCTTTCTTTGGTGCCTTACCACCAACCCAAGCTTCATTAACATCTTTTGTTGTAGGGTCATCAGCTTTATACCTACCTTTTTTACCTCTAGCTCTTTTAGGTTTTTTCATCATCTCTTTTTCAAGAGCTTTGAATGGCCAATTATGAGATGGACCATATATAAAATCCATTACATCACCTAACCATTTTTTAAATACTTCATAGTCTCTCATTACTATTCCTTCATCAAATCATCATAACGATTCTTCAACATACCTTTCATCAAATTGTCACGATTGTCTATTTTTTGTTGTTGTTCTTTACCACCAACACTACTACTCTCATATATGTTTATAATACCAGTGTTAGTGTTTACTTTAGCAGGGTATGTAATTCCATCTGGACCAAATCTGTTTTTAATCACATGAAATCTGCCTGTATTACCAATTTTATCTTCTACTTTTCTACTCAATGACATTACAAAATCTGCTGTCATCACTTTCTGATATGATTCAGATACTTTTTGTGCCTCAATCACATCTTCGTCAAGTGCACTTCTGTTTGCTTGTGATGCTGTCCATATTGGAATCTGAAACTCACCAGCTAATCCTCTCAAGTCTTCATAGATGTTTCCAAGTGCATGTCTTACTTCTCTTGAATTACTTGTATCTTTTAGTATATCACCATAATCTACAACTACCATATCTACTTGTGTTCCAAGATTTATAATTCTTTTAAGATGTGCTGAAAGGGTATTTACACTTGCAGTTTTTGTTGGATAATATTTAATAACTAAATCACCTTCCAACTTATCCATTTCTGATATAACATCTTCTTTGTGATATTTTAAATTTTGATTTGCAATACCTGTAAATATACTATCATACCTTAAACCAACATAAGCCTCATTTAACTCTAATGAATAGTGAACTATATGTTTACCTTTTTTCATAGCATTAGCACCAAGTGCAGCCAACACCCAAGTTTTACCAACACCAGCAGGTGCTACAATCACTCCAAGTTCTCCACCACCAAGTCCACCTTGAGTTAGCTCATCTATGACATCCCAACCAGTTGATATTGTAGTTCTTGCTGTTTCTGAATATCTATCTTCAACATGTTCTGTATATTCGTGTCCTATATTTCGTTCAGTGCCAGCATTTAAAGCATCATCAACCAATCTTTTAATTTGTTCATAATCACCTTTTGATTCCATTATGTCAACTGATTGTATTATAGCGTTTTTTAATGTTTGATTCTTAAAAAAATTAAGTGTTTGGTCTTGTATAAAATCTAAATCATTTGACTCCATATATCTAAATATTTCTTTGAGATTTTCAACAATAGCCACCTTCAATACATCATTTTCTACCTCACTTGTTTTAACTTTAAATACATCAAGTGTTATACACTTTCTATATTCATCAAAATATTTTTTACACTCCTTCACAATCCATTTTAAACCATCATTATCATAATAATTATCATCTAATATATCATGTATTTGTTCTAAAAATGTTTGATTTTTCATCAAACAAGTTATTGATTTAATTTGAAATGTGTGTCCGAAATCTATTAATTTATCTGTCATTCAATCCCCTAAATCTATCTAATCTTGTAAACTCCATAACCCAACTATCAAAGTTCTTAATACCAGTTTGTAATTTATCCTTTAAAAACATTGTTTGAAATTTGTACTTAATCAATTGTGGAACATCACCATTAACAGCACCTTGAATTTTCATCTTTGTGTGATTTGGTATGTCTACATTTTGTAATTGCATTAATAAGTAATTTCTCTTTATTAAGTTACAACCTTTTTTTATATTTTCCAAGAACTTTATTTTGCCATCTGATTTTTCCACAAAATCTAATAAATCTTTAGCAGTAAATTTCTGGTCATCTAAAATTCCTGGAAGAAATTTTTTCACAGTCTTGAGGCCAGCACCTTTTATTCCGCCTATATTATCTGACTTGTCACCATCTAGTATTCTGTAGGTAAGTATGTTATGTGAATGTATACCATATTCTTCAAATATTTCTTTTTTGGTATAAAGTTTCTTTTTTGTCGGACTCCATACTTTGACTCTATCATCCACAAGTTGAAGAAAGTCTTTATCCGTACTCATTAAGAATATATCACTTTTTGGTAATAATTGTTGTGATATATAAGCCATTGTATCATCAGCTTCTATACCATCTACACATATTAAAGTTAAAGGTAATTGTTCAAGATACTCAATCAATCTACCCATTTGTTGTCTCATAGAAGCTTCTTCATCTTGAGGAGCCGTACCCCAATCAACATTACGATTCAATCTTCTTTTTACTTTACGAGTACCTTTGTATTCTGGATATATTTTCTGTCTTCTACCACTACCATTCTTACCATCAAAGACAACAATAACTCTTGATGGTTTTAGAATATCTGAAGTATATCTTACTGACTTTAAAAATCCCATCATGCCACCAATGTGTAATCCATCCTCGTTTAATGCAGGATTAACTGCAAACGACCTGATAAATGTATTCAGGCCGTCTACAATCAATACTCTGTCATTTAGATGTTGAACTGTTTTTGGTTTTTCATCTTTTGTTTGTTCTAAAAAAGATATGTATTTTTCATTCAAGTCTTTTTTAGAGTTCATCCACAGACTCCTCAGTTTCAATTACATCATCGATACCAAGTTCTTTAGAATCATATTTAAGAATACAAGCTTCACAGATTAATCCGTAACAATATTCTTTTAATTCTGAATTTTCTAACATAAGTTTTTCAAAATCTTTAGATAAGAATTTGTATTCTTTTATTAATTCACCAGTTTCAAGGTCACAATGTTGTAATGTATACCAAGCACCACCACTCTTTAAGAGTTTGTGTTCTTTCATTACAGTTAACCAACTACCAAAGTCGTCAATACCAGTATCAAAATACAATGGAAACTCTACAGTTCTCATTGGAGGACCAAGACGATTCTTAATCACTTGTCCTTTAATCTTAATACCAATAGTGGTTTTGTTAGTGTCTTTGATTTGTCCAGCGTTTTTGAATCTAACACGAGTTGATGAATGGAATGGGAGAGCCTTACCACCTGAAGTAGTCCAAGGATCTCCAAACATAACACCCAACTTTTGTCGTAATTGATTCGTGAAAACCAATGCAACTTTTTGTCGTGCTATCATTTGAGTTACTTTTCTCATAGCCTTTGATATGATGATTGCTTTAGCCGTAGCCCAACCATCTTTATCAAAGTCTGTATCCATCTCTTGTTTAGTGGAAGCAGCTGCTAATGAATCAACCAAGATTGTAACCAACTTATCTTTATCTGATTCTCTGATTTTAGTAACAATTGTTTCAATAGTATCAAATATTTCTTCACAAGTTTCAAGATGTACATATAACATTTTAGTAGTATCCACACCAATAGCCCTCAAGTATTCTTGAGATACTGCTGATTCGGTATCTATATAAACTGCGATACCATCTTGTTTTTGTGTTGAAGCCAATAGATGAGAACCTATTAGAGATTTACCACTACCTTCTAAACCATTTAATTCAGTAATCTTACCTACGGCAACACCACCATTTGGTCTATTAGCAATTGCTAAATCTAACATAGTTGAACCAGTTGAAATCCAACCCGTCACATCTGTAGGATTACCACCTTCTTCAAGGAAGTAAGCAACCTTTTGATGTTTGAATTGTTTATTTAGTTCATCGGCAATTATTCCAGCCAATTCGTCTTTTTCTGACATATTGTTCTCCTTATGATGTTATGAGTGAGAGAGTGATGCTATGAATACTTGTATTCAATGTGAGAAGTTTCATATGTGAAATTTCATCTCACTCATTACAATTTGATTATTGATTAACTATTGAATAACTCGTCAAATGCATCTGATACATCCGCTGTTGATTTAGTTTCTGTTTTTTCTGCAACTTTTTCAGTTGTAGTTGTACCAGAAGTTCTACTACTTGTTGTAGCTTCATCAGCTGATGGATTCAAATAATTATGAAGAGCATCTTTCAATTCATCATAAGTTGGTTCGGTATACAACTCTGTCAAATCAGATTGATTATCAAAGATACTTTGAAGTAATTCAGAATCTTCAGTAATCGGTGTCTGATTAGGTTTAACCCTTACAGTAGTTTTACCATATTGGTTACCAGCTTCAGCAGGTGTTTGTCTTTCGATACCAATATCTCTACCATTAGTAGCATCCGTGATGTCACCATAATCAGGGTCAGCAATTACACCAAGTAATTCTTGGTATACAGTTTTACCGAATCCCCAAAATTTAACACCCTCAGATTCTTTACCACGAACTACTACAGGTGCAAAAGTTCTCATTTTAGGTTCAAGTCTTTTACCTTGAATCCATTCGTCTTTATTACCTGTTGATTTTAGTTTGTCAGCAAATTCAGCTACTGGGTCTGGTCTTCCAAATGAAAGAGGTGAAAGGTAAGTTTTATTATTACCTAAGTTATAATGAAAGAATAACTCAATGAATGGGTTATCTTTATTATGTTTGTAAGGAACAACTCTAACAACTTGTGTACCCGGTTCAGGTTTCCAAAAGTTTTCTTTTGTTGATGTTGTTGATTGTAATGTTGCAAGTTTGGATTTGATTGCATTTATATCCATTTGTACTTCTCCTATGTTTATCGTTTATCGTTTATTAATTATGGTTTACATAAAACCATATAACCTATTTTATACATCGTATATAAATATACGAATTTTTTTAAAACTATACAAGCTTTTTTTTATTTATTTTAAAAAGATTTGGGGTTCTTCTGGTGTGAGTGGGATTATTGTATACCCACATTGATAGCCAAAAAATACAATGTATTTTTTTTTATTCTACCAAGACCCTTTCGAGGGAAGTTACTCCCATGATACTCCGTCAGATTGACTCTTGTACCGTCCACTACAGACCTTACTCGGACACCTTACGACCTTTTTGGAAAGCCGTTGTTCAGTCATTTTCATACTGAACCCCTTACCGGTAAATCTTTCAAAAAACTATTATCATTTCTGACAATTACTATATATATAAAGAAATTTCCCAAACGAGTGGTTTTTTTTTATTTTTTTTATTTTTTAAATTGTTCCCATTTTTCAATAGGACATTCAGCTGTAGCATAATGTGTTTTTACATTCATAAAACAACCACATTCTGTACATCTACCATCTTTCTTATCTGTATCTGGATTAACTTCATCATATAACAATTGAGGACACTTTTTACATATTTCCCATCTTTCTTCTGCTACCTCTTGAGGAACAATCACATGTTTACCTTTCATAAAGGCTTTCAAACTTCTCCAATGAGTGACAGCCAAGTCTCGAATCTGTTGAGATGTTGGTGGAAGTTTCTTTTCTTCCTTTAACATTTCCTCTGATTCTTTTATTCTTTTTAACTCATCTTCTGTCGCTTCTCTATCAACCGTTGGTTTTGGTTTGAATTTAAAACTCATTTTACTCCGAGATGTTTCATAAGTCTATCTAATTTTTGTTCAATTAATACTAACTTACCTTCTGGACTATTTTGTTGTTCTTTTAATTGTTCTGCTTGTTTTTTAAACCTTTCGACAATTTGTTCAGAATTTTGAAGATTTGGTATATGATTATTTTCTTTCGACCATTTATCATAATCTTTTTTAAATTTTTCAACGATGTCTTCGTTATCCCATTGTGTTGGTAATGTTGGTGGTGCACTTTTTGGTTTAGGTGGTTCAGGTATCTCTTTACCATCAGCCCAATTTTTTATAATTTCTTCACCAACTTGTCCACAAATTTTATTACCACTACTACCATCTACAAAAAATGGTGTTCCACATCTTAAATTGTATTTATTTTCTATTTCTCTTTTTAAACCTTGATTGTCTTTTTCACTTAAATCAAGACTTAAAATATCATAACCTTCATCATTTAATTTTTCTACAATTGGATCTGTTTGTTTACAACCAGGACATCCTACTGCAGTAAAATAATATAATGTTGATTCTTTTTTGGATTTTTTTGACATAACCTTGTTTTCCTTGTTTATTGATTAATTTTTTCTATTTTAAATATTCGTGTGTTAATTTTGTTCAAACCATCTGAATTTGTTACCATTAACATATTCTTAAAGTTTTCCCAGGGTATCATAAACTTTGAATCCATAACACCATTGTTTAAATTCTTTATACATTCATTTAGTGCATTTATTGTATATAGTGTATTGGAATGTTTTTTTCTGTGAAGAGATATTGTTCCCTCTACTTTATTGTAATCTACACCACCCTGTGTATCTACATTGTATGTACAGATTAATTCATTTACATTGTCTTCATTTTGTAATACATATATTTTACTAAATATAATTGTATATGCATCTGTAATTTTCTTAATTGTTTCATCAAGTCCTTGTTTTGTTGTAAATGTTGCTAGTAATTGTGATTTCATTATTTTTCAGATTCCTCTTCTATACATTTTTGTAAAGATGAACCAAATTGTCCTGACACTTTTGAATCTTTACCGGCTGTTCTATGAGTGTCTCTACCTATAATCACTCTCTCATTATTTTTATTTATGTATACTAATGTTTGTTCATCTTCTGCTGGAATTACATTATTCATTACATGTTCCTCCAATGCCTCTATATCATTCGAGTCACCATCAAAATCAGTTAATTTAGCTATACACTTACGAATATTTTCAGGTGAAGCTGATGTACTACCATACTCAGCTGTTTTATCCCCATCAACTTTACCACTCATATAATCACTTAAATGTGTTCTATCTAAAAAACTTTTAACATAAGCTTTCGTGTGAGGACCATTTTTAGGTGGAATATCTTTAATATTATTTTCATCGGCATATTCAGCATCTAACTCTTGTAATCTACGAGTTGTATCATCATACATACCTGATATATCTTGACCTCTTTTTCTTTCGGTGTCTTCTAACGCTTTTAAACCTTTACTTCTATATATAGTTTCAACATCTTCTGCAGAAAAATTACCACCATACATTATTTTATTTTTATCTTTTGATTCTGGTTGTTTAGAAACTTTTTCAGCACATTCTTTTATTTTACTTTCATCACCACCCATACACCTGTCCATATTCTCTCTAATGGTTCTTGTCACATTTACAGCTTTAATCAGAGAATATGGTGGTGATTTTGCACCTGAACCAACACCAGTTAAAGCACCCGTTCCAGTTACATCTAAAATTGCTTGTGAAGTTTCCTCCGGACCATATTCTCTTTCCTTATTTTTCCACGCCTTATTTACTTCCTTTTTCCACGCTTTATATTCATCAGACTCAATATCATTACCTGGAGCTCCATCCATACCCATAAGTCGTGCTTTAACTTCAGGTGATTTTTGAGCTTCTGTTGTATATTTGGCCATTCGTTTTTTATCTTGTTTAGTTGGGTCACTATAAGTACTTTTACCTTGTTGGCCGTGGTCAACAGACATCGCTATTCCTAAAGCTTTAGAAACTTTTGGTTCAGATAAGTCTTCTCTATTTTCTTTTGCAGCTTGTTTAGTACCTTCAACATAATTTTCATTGAACTGATTCGATTTTGCAAATTGTTCTTCTACAATTGTAGTTACTCTTTCAGCTCCCTCTTTAGCTAATTCTTTTGAAAAATATTTAGCAGCATTTTCTAAAATTGTTCTTCTTGTACTATTTAATGTACCACTTGACATTTGGTCACCAACCCAAGTTTTATTAGTAACATAATGCACTCTTGTTCTACCATTTTTATCAGTATAAATAATCATAGTATCAGCATCACCTTCTTTTCCAGTAACAGATTTACCAGTAGCATGTTTCTGAAACTTTTTTAATTCTTTGTGATAATGTTCTTTACAATCTTTTCTTTGTTGGGGGTCTTTTAATTGTTCACATTTTTTTAATTCAGTTATTAAATTATCTCTAGCGATAAGACCATCTGTTGTATGTGCTGGATGACCTTTTGGTTGTTTTTCTGCGTAATTGATTTTTTTATCATTTTTCATTCTTTTCATTGTTTTAGCACCAGCATCTGATACTTGACATGCCGCCCATAACGATTTTTTTCCTTTAAGTCTTCTGAAAGGTGCGGGTGATTTACCAACGGCCTTGGGATATCTTCGTATGATTTCCTCATATATTTGTTCCGCTAATGGTGGTGGTTCTTTAAAATCATCTCTACTTGCAATTTCTCTACCTATATTAGCACATTCTTCTTGAGCGGCTGTTCCTGAAATACCTTTTCCTGTTTTATCACCACTAAATATTTTTGTTCGTTCTTCCTCTGTTCTTTTATTTACATCTTCAGGACCTTTGGTTGGTACAACTTTAGGTGCAGCTCCTGATGAAACTTTTTCTGCTATCTCATCAGGTGTATCATCATCACTTATTTTCCAATCTTTTTTTGGTTTGTCATCAGTTGTTGGTTTATCATCTTTTTTGTCATCATCTTGTGAAAAATCTTTACCTGCGACCCATTGTTTTGTTTTCTTTTTATCGTCAAAAGATCTTCTTGTTCCATCTGGTCTCTCACCTCTCCAATTACCACCAGCAGTTTTCCAAATCTTTTTCTTTTTCTCATTAATTAAATTCTGAATAACTTCATAGATAACTTTATTTGGTAAATTCAATTCTTCCATTGATTCTCGAAGTTCTTGAATATGTAGTGCGTTTTTTGGATTAGGCATTCCATCGTGAACACGATACGCCCATTCTACTAATATATCTTCTATAATTTCTGAAATATGTTTCATATTATAACCTTTTTGTTATGTCTCGCATTTCACCATAATTTAAACCCATTTTGGATTTAGTAAAATGTTTTCCTTCTTCTAAAATTGATTTTATTTCTTTCAAAGTTTCCACTCCATCTTGTTGTGAGAAATCAAATAGGAAACTATCATATCCATATAAAACCAATTTAGTCTTCTTATTATATAAATAGTCTTGAATTAATAAAATCTTCTTAATATTTACTTCTGTCTCATAAGCCTGAATCAAATAGTTAAAAAGTTTGTTTCTATTCAAATCTTCATAGTTATTGAATAATAGCTTCCGTCTATAAATATCAGTATAAACTAAATTGTGAGTGTTTATTTCATTCCATTTCTTATTTATATAAACATATGTTTTATTGAAAAATTTCGATAAATATCTATGTTCACTACGAATACCACCATATAATATCTGAAATGTCTTCTGTTTTGCCTCATCATACTCACAATCATATATTTTAGCAAAATGTTCGTGTACTGATTCTTCACCAAAATCATAATCAATTAGATTAGCAATTAATCTCAAGTGATATGCATCAAAATCAAACTCTACAAGATAATCATTTTCAGGTATAAATGCTTTTCTCTTTTCGGGTGGTAACGCTGCGAAGTTAACTGTACCAAATGCATTACTTGGACGACCAGTTGTCGTTAGTAGATTGTATTGTGAGTATAATTTACTATCAGATATATGTTTCTTTACTCTTACATCAAATATATCACATACATCATCAGTTACTTTTATACCTTGTTTCTCTATATTAGAAAAAGCTTTAAGTGAATCAATACTACCATTATTATAAAACCAACTATCGTCTTTCATCAATTGTCCTAAATCTTTAAATAGAAATTGACTAATTCTCTCAGACACCTCATTACAATACTCTTTATGTTTTGAAATTGGTATGATTTCGTTGAGTTTTTTAACATTGTAGTACTTGTTACTCAAGAATTCTATGGCATTATTTCGTATATTTAAATCTAATGGTTTATTATATATCCACCAATGAGAATGATTTACATCTAAACAATTTCTGTATTTAGGTAGTATTGATTGAAGTATTTTTGAATCAGGAGTTATTATTAATCCTTCTTTTTTAGATAGGAAACTATAATCTTCACACATCTTTGTACAATCAGGATTTAATTCTGATATGATACGAGTTTCCCCAAGTTTGTGGGGGTTAAACTCAATCTCTCTTGTATATAAAAACGATAACTTATTATTCTTATTTAAAGGGTGTAAGAAAGGGTCTGTAAACACAGGTATAACAATATAACTTTTTTCCATACTACTAATATATAACCTTTTTAATTAAAAAACAAGCTTTTTTTAATATTTATCAGGTTGTACATTATCAACCAAATAATCTAATTTTTCATATTCACCCCAAAATGGATCAACACAAGTATGGTCGTATAATTTATAGTTAGCATCAAAATGATATTTAGGTAATGCACACCAACCTTGTTTTGGCAAATTAGCATTTATTACAAGTACAATTGGTTCACCTGGTGCAAAAGTACATGTCTGAAAAGCGTGACCTGTTTCATGACCATCAAAATCATTTTTTGGTTTATTGCCTGGACTTTTATTAATGTAATCACTATAATAATAACATCTATAACTTCCATATCCATTATATCTATTTTTATAATCACTATAATAATACAATGGAAATGGTACTAATATATGATTACTATGGGCATTTTTAAACAAAAAACAACGGTCTATATATTTAGCACCCTCTGGTACTGGATATTCTTCTAAATCAATCATAATACCAACAAGATTTTCAAAACCATTAATTACATCTACTTTATCATCTTTTTTAACTTGATAATCAGGATGATATGGTTTATGAGCGTCTCTGTCTGCTGTATAAGAAGCTGCACCAATCCAATCCCAATCGTAATTACCATTACTGTAAGGAGACAGATTACCATAATGAGCTCGATTATAATGACTATGCGATTGATGTCCGAAAAAAGTAGAAAATCCGTGAGCGTATCTTTTCCACAAATAAGCACTTTTATCATCTATTTTTTCAGCCAACAACGCACCATCATTTCCACCTGGTTCTAAAAGCATTTGAGGATTTAAAAATTCTTTAATTTTTTCTTGTTTTTCTTTTTTGTTTTGGATAATATCAAGGACACCTTTATCAACTATAATGTCACCTGAATCAACTTGGTCAATACCAGTAGCTAATTCTTCAGCACTTACTTCACCATCAGAATTTGTATCTATTGTATTTTTAAAATTTTCAACTTTTGCTTCATCTGAAGTAGGGTCTGGAGCTCCTATTAAATTAACATCTTCATATGCGTGTGGACTTGTCCTAAATTGTGTTTCTACAGTTGTCATCCAACCTTCAGGACTAACTTCTTGTGATACTTTTATAATTTGAAAATAACAATAATCTAAATAAATTTGAGGCAAATAATTAACTCGAAATATATCTCCTGGTAATAAAGATGTAGTTCCATAAATTGTTAATTTTAACTCCATTGGAAATGGTATTGGTCTATAATAATCTTCTTGAGCGACATTACCCGTTATTTTAAGATTATAATAATCTTTTATATTATCAACAACTTTATCACCCCGATTCCACATTTTTCTATTGTTTATTTGTATTTTTTCTTCTACACTTATTTCTGGCAGTTCATCATCACCATCTTCATTTTGCCAAGTAGCTGGAGTTGCTCCAGCACCCCACATTTTAAATGGTTTAGATCTTACAACTTTTCTTGTATATGCATTCTGTGCTGTTGAGGTTGGAGCATCATCAATAATATTCATTGCATTTTTATAAGCTGCGGAAGCATATAAACGGTCATCATTATCAGAATCTTGAGTCTTAGCATTATGAGCTTCAAGTTTAGGTAGATATCTAAATCCTATGTTTGGATTAGCTGTATCAACTTTATTTGCGAGAGTTTGTAATGCAGAATGAATTACAGTTGTTCTACTTATTGAATTCATTTTATCAGTCGTACCTGTCATAGCTTGTATAGCGTACATATTTCCTATATCACCTTGAGGAAAACTTAAATTTACCTCATAATCCCTAACAATTGAATTTTTACCTGTCACATCAAAAACAAATAAATTATCAAATTGTTGTCTTCTGGCACTTTTTGTACCTTTAGCTAAATCGGAGTAATTTCTATCAATAATACTTAATTCATTATCTTTACCTCCTATCGCTAAATCCAAGACACCATAACCCTCTTCATTTACCGCATCTAATATTTCAGTTAAAATTTGTTTAAATGTAATATTTTCTGGATTTGAAAAAGCATCTTTAATTACCTCTGTACTAACAAATATTTCTCTAACAGGTATTCGTTTTTGTAATTTATCATATCTAGTGATAAGACTGTTCCCCTTACCATCTTCCTTATATATTCCACTATCTTTATCCCAACCACCATCTGATAAAGCACTTGAATTCCAATCATCTAAAAATGTGGATAAATTATTCCACACATATTTGTAACCCTTCTTGTTACCAAGATAATCATCCCAAACACCCGCTTTAGTCATTTCTTCTTTTCTTTGAGCCATTGTTAATCCAGCTTTTTCTATAGATTTAAATTTTTCACCTTTAAATATATTCATATTATAACTTACATCCCACCAATAAGGTAAAAGAAAATTTGGAGGTTTAGTGATTGTTTCTTGTTTAGATAAAAATCCTTTTTCAAAACTAGAAAAAGATTTTGATGAATCCATTTTAACTGAAAACTTTTTATCGTCAGATGTTATACCTTCGGCACTATCACCATGTCCAAAATATTTGTTAATAATTTTATCCTCAAGAAAACCCAATGACATATATGATGTTCCTATTTTATTTGGGTTGTTACCTTGTACAAATATACCAGACATAACCGCTGACGCTGGTGGAGTGAATTTTTTACCACCAAACGCGACATAAGCTTGTTGTTCTAATATTTTCTCAAATTCTGCTTGGTCTTCAGCGGAATTACTACCATTAAGTCGTTCTACTGCTTTTTTAATTTGTACCCTATCAGATACATCAGCTACAGCTGTACCTGATTGTTCACCTGTATTTCCCGCTGCACTATATAATTGTTCGAACACCAATAATTTATCTATTTCAAATTCAAATTTATCATCTGCATATTTTTGATTTTCCGCCGGTTTCTTTGGTTGAGAAAATAGAGCCATATTTTTAGATGTTAATTCTACACTACATTCAACTGAACCATTTTCTAGTATTTTTGAATCATAACCAGTAACTATTCCAACAATTGTATCAGCATTACCTTCATTTTTTGTCACCCAACCATCAATTGATGTAGTTGTTTCACCCGTTTCCGCGTCGTATTTTCCGTCTACATCTTTTTCACCATAAAGTAATTTTTGTGCTCCATAACCAGTAGTGTCATTAACTATATCATTTGGGTCATAAAGTTTTTCCTCTAAAACATCCCAACCATAATCAACAAATAGTTGTGCTCCAGGCCTCATAAAATATCTATTATAGATTGAGTCATAGTCTGCAAAATTATGTACAATAAAATTAACATTTGTTTTCAATGTAAGTCCCATAGCTCCTTCTGTTTCAGTTGTCATACCTGTGATACCAGCTAATGGCTTCATGAAAACATTATTGTCATTTGGAACTCTATGTTCAGTTGGAAATATACCAGAGTCACCCGAATCAATTGGATCATATATGGATTGTTCAGTACTCACATTGTTATTTCCCAAAATATATATTTTTGATTCTAATTCTTTATAGTCTATTTTTATCTTGTTAGATTCTTCCATCTCACCCGTGTTAGGGTTTTCTTTTTTCTCAACTACACCAGTTTCTTTTTGTTGTACAGCTTGAACTCCAGTCCACATTCTAACAAATGGAGTTCTTGAGGATAAATCGGCTTGAAAATCAAAATTACTTTGTAAAAGTTCTTCTGGAGAGTATCTACCATCACCTTCAGGACCACCCGTATTTCTAGAATCTTGATATTCTGAATTTATAGTATCACCAGCTTTTATATCACCAGACGCAACAAATTGTCTAGCCTCAAGTCTTTTTTTAACTTTTGTTGATATTGGAGATCCAAAAAGTCTTTTGTTTATCATTTTTATAACCCTTTTGCAAATTTAGTGTCACTTGGTATTCTTAAAGATGTTCCCGCTGGTATGTTCATTGTTTTTAAACTATTAACTCTAGCTACAAACCACCATAAATTTGAATTACCATAAAATTTAAATGCTAAATTATCACACCTATCACCCTCTTGGGAAATAAAATACATATCATCATCTCTTTCTGGTACCTTATCATATATTGTGGTTGTATAATAATTTTTATTTCTAGATTCTTCTTTTGATGTAATTGTTGTACTTTTATATCTTGCCAATTTATATTCTCCTTACCTTTAATATCCCTTATCAGCACCAACATAACCATAAAATGGGTCTGTTGTGATATTATTTAATGCTGGTACTTTACCATGTATAACTCTATATGTTACGGTTGCAGTAATATGTTTTGGAACTCTAGCTCCATTTTCTGTTTCCCATGTAGTCTCTTCAGGAACTACATAACTTAGAGATTCAATAAATCCCAACATTTCTTTATTAGTTTTACCGAACATTTCACCAAGTCTAAATTTTGTTAGAGGTGGTTTCATTCTTAAATTAGCTTGTTTTGTACCGCTCGATTCTTTCACAACTAAGTATTCATCAATATGATATTGTGGATAACATAGTGATGTTAATCTATTGATTTTAGCATAAATAGCAGATAATTCTAATCTTGTCTGAGCGTACATCTTCAAAGTAAATGATATAGATCTAGTGGTTCTTTCGTAATTATAAGTAGGTTCACTTCTACCCATGTAATTATGTTCTGCCCAAGATGGAGCAATCTCTTCAGTTATTCCCTCTAAAAAAGCTCTAAAAAATATATATGTATCATCTCTCAAATCTTTAAAATAAAGTGGCATTCCATTTTTTTTATCATCTATGTTTAATTTTATAAAATTTTCTCTGTTACCTGTTTCATCTTGAGATTCAGTTTCCCCATCACTAGTACTTAAAGATTTACCTTGAATCATTGCTGCGAGAGTCATTTTATCACCACTGGAAGTTTTGTCTACTTTTCCAGCAAATGGAATCGCAGATGTGAGATATTTTTTGAATCCTAAAAATCCACCACCAGAGGGTTCATGTTTAGTAAATGTTGTATTTAAATGATATTTAGGTTTATCACCTCGTATAAGTCCACCCATTATTCCATTCAAATCTCCATAATTAGAACCATTTAAAATACCCGGTGGAAAACCAGACTTAATTAAAAAATTAGGCATCGCTACGCCCATAACCCTAGCACTTGTCGCAAGTAATGTTGCAGCTGGATTATATCCTTTATTAAATCTTTGTGGAACTTTTATTAACTCATCACCTTTTCTAACAACATTAGAATTAACTATCATATTGGTATTTTTTAATGCAATATTTAGTATACCAGCAGGAGAAGTTAAATATTGACTTACCCGTTCCAAATCTGTCAATGCTCTCGGTGCGGGAAAAATACGATATCCAGCGTTTGTAAATCTACCAGTACTAGTAAAACTACTACTAGTTGTTGGTAATTTACTAATAACATATGGTTCACCTGTATCTCCTCCTATGAGAGATTCTCTTGGTTTACCGTTTGGATGTTTACCCATATTTTTTCTTATGCTCAAAGCACTTGTTACATTTGGATTACCATAACTAA